ACCCTATTTTCACACTGTTTTTGACCACAGGCGGCCGGCTGGCGTTTGAGTTCTTGCCATGCGCACCCCCTGCGGCTTGTTGGCGGTGTTTGCCACAACCGCCCCCATGGCTCGCACCTCCGAGCGAACGCATCGGGAAAACCAAGCCCGCCAGCGTTACGACAAGCAGAAGGCCGACGCCGGCAAACGCTCGCGGGCGATCACATCGACGGCCCGCGACATCGGCGAGATTCCGCCTGTCGTGGATGCCAAACGGCGTGCGGACTGCGAGCGTGATTTCCGCGCGTTTTGCGAGACGTACGGCCAAGAATCGTTCCCGTTGGCGTGGTCTTCGGATCACCTGACGGCGATCTCCAAGATTGAAGCGGCTGTCTTGCGTGGCGAGCTCTTCGCGTTTGCCATGCCGCGCGGGTCTGGCAAATCGACCCTGTGCATCTGGGCCTGCTTGTGGTCGGTGCTCTGCGGGCATCGGCCGTTCGTGATGCTTGTGGGTGCGGACCAGGCGATCGCCTGCCAGATGCTCGACGTGATCAAGGTGCATCTTGAAACCAACGAACTTCTCTTAGAAGACTTCCCGGCTGCCTGCTACCCGATTCGCGCCTTGGAGCGGATCAGCCAGCGGGCGAAGGGGCAGACCTACCAAGGCAATCCGACGCAACTGGAATGGACCGCCGACCAAATCACGTTGGCATGGATTCCCTGCGCGCCGTCCGCCGGGGCAGCCGTGCGGGTCGCCGGGATCACGGGCCGCATCCGTGGAGCCCAGCACATTCGCGCCGATGGCAAGACCGTCCGCCCGTCGCTGGTACTGATTGACGATCCGCAGACCGATGAGTCGGCTGGCTCGCCGTCACAATGCGCCACTCGCGAGCGGATCCTCTCCGGTGCGATCCTCGGCCTCGCCGGGCCGGGGGCGAAGATCAGCGGGCTCGCCACGATCACGGTCATCCGTCCCGACGACCTGGCCGACCGCCTCCTCGATCGTGCCAAGCACCCGGCATGGCAAGGCGAGCGGACAAAGTTGGTCTACGAGTGGCCGACCGCCGAGGATCTCTGGAGCCAATACGCGGAACTGCGACGCGAGGGCCAGCGGAACGGCACCGGAACCGGGGCGGCTGACGACCACTACCGGCAGCATCAAGCGACCATGGACGCCGGGGCTCGCGTGGCGTGGCCCGAGCGAAAGAACGACGACGAACTGACGGCGATCCAGCACGCCTGGAATCTCCGCATCGACCGTGGCGAGTCGGCGTTTCTGGCCGAATACCAGAACCAACCGATTGCCGACGACATCGCGAGCGACAAGCTCGACAAGCGCAGCCTCGCCCTACGGGCCACGACCTTGGAGCGTGGGAAAATCCCACTCGACCACCAGACGCTCACGGCGTTTGTCGACGTGCAGGAAAAACTTCTCTTCTGGCTGGTGGCTTCGTGGAACACGTCTTTCGGCGGGCATGTCGTGGCCTACGGAACTTACCCAGACCAAGCGTCATCGTTCTTTGAGGCGAAGCACGCCAAGCGGACGTTGGCGCTGGCATCGAAGGGTGCTGGCTTTGAGGCGTCGCTCCACGCTGGGCTTGAGCAAGTTTCGCAACTGCTCCTCGGCCGGGATTGGACACGCGAAGACGGCGTTGCCATGCGGATCTCCCAACTGCTCATCGACGCCAACTGGGGGCAGAGCACGGGGACCATCCGCACTTTTTGCCGGCGGTCGGCGTTCGCGGGCGTGATCCTGCCGAGCCATGGCAAAGGCATCGGCGCGTCGAGCCAGCCGATCGGCGAGAAGAAGGGGCGTGGCGACCGCATCGGGCTCAACTGGAAAGTCGGCCAGATCAGCGAAGGGCAGCGGTCGGTGCTCTACGACACGAACTTCTACAAAACCTTCGTAGCGGCTCGTCTGCGATTGCAAATGGGCGACCCCGAGGCGATCGCGTTTCACAAGGGCGATCACGATCTTCTTTTCGAGCACCTGACCAGCGAATACCCTGTGAGGACTGAGGCCCGTGGCAGGGTGGTCGACGAGTGGAAGATGGCTGGCCGGGATAACCACTGGCTCGATTGCTTGGTCGGCTCTGCGGTGGCGGCGTCGATTGCTGGCGTTCATCCGATTGCCACCGAGGCCGGGGGCCGGCAGCGCCGCAAGGTGACGCTCCCAACCGGGCCGGGCGGCAAAAAGGTCATCACGCTCAAGAAGTTCAAAACTTGACACGCTCGCCATGCTGCGGGAATGCCAAGCATCATCCTCACGACCGTTGACGGCCTGGAGCCGCAGGACGCGCTCGCCATCTGCTACCGGCTGACTAAGCCGGGCAGCGAGTTCAATCTTGAAGTGCGGCGGATTCTCGACGGCAATGGCTCGTCGGATACGCCGATTGCGTTGTGGAACGAAGACGGTGCCTTGCTGGGGTGGGCTTGTTCCCACGTGTGGCAGAACTTCCAGACGCTTGAGATGTACACGGGTGAGCGGCACCGTGGGCGAGGCATAGCTACGGCGCTATCGGCCACGCTGGTTGCGTCTGGAGTCGTGAGCCAGTCTGACGAGCTTGCCGTGTTCTCGCCAATCACGGCAGACATCGCTCGCCGGCTAGGCGTTGCGGACGTGAATCTCTACGAGCAGCGCGACGGAAACTGGGTGCTCGTCTAGTCGCACCCCCTACGGACTGCCCCCTCTTGGCGTCTACCGTCGCTGGTATGAGCGACGAAATCCGCGACGCAATCAAGAGCACGGCCCAAGGCCCGAAGCGCGTCCGCACTGACGCGGGCGAGGTCGAGAGCCAGGACATCGAGCAGCAGATTGCGGCGGACAAGTACCTCGCGGCAAAGGCTGCGTCGTCGCAGGGCAATCGTGGGCTGCGATTCAGCCGCATCATCCCTCCGGGGACTATCTGAGTGGCGTTTCTCGACCTGTTCCGAGGCAAGCAGACGCCCCGTCCTGCGGTGGTTCCGGTGGTCCGTGCGCGTTACGACGCCGCTGAAAAGGGCGACGACTACAAGCATTGGGCCAACGCCGATGCGTTTGCCGCAGATGCCGCCCTGTCTCCGATGGTTCGCAATACTCTGCGCAACCGGGCCAGGTACGAACGCGCAAACAACTCCTATCTCGCTGGCATCTCCTCGACGCTTGCCTGCGATCTGATCGGCACCGGGCCACGGCTGCAACTCGACACGGGCGACGCGGAAGCTGATCGGCTCGTCGAGCGGCTCTTTTTTGACTGGGGCTGGACGATCGACCTGCCCGCCAAGCTGCGGACGATGCGGGAAGCCCTGGTCGTCGACGGCGAAGCGTTCGCGATGATGATCACGAATCCACGGCTTGACGGCGTGACGCTCGACGTGCGGCTCGTCGAGGCCGAAATGGTGGCGACGCCAACGGCGATGATGCTGCCGACGATCACGCCAGAGGGCAATACGGTCGACGGCGTGGAGTTTGACCAGGTCGGCAACGTCGTCGCCTACCAAGTCTTGAACTTTCACCCTGGCTCGAACTTCCGCGTCAACACGCTGGAGTTTCAGCGGGTGCCGGCGGCACAAATGATTCACTGGTTCAAGCCCTCGCGGCCGGGCCAGCATCGAGGCGTTCCCGAGGTCGCCCCGGCTCTCAAGCTCTTCGGCCAGTTGCGCCGCTACACCGAGGCGGTCATCGCCGCTGCGGAGACTGCGGCCGACTTGGCTGCGTTCATTCACAGCAACTCCCCGGCTGCGGAGGTCGACGAGGTCGAATCGTTCGCCGCCCTGGAGATCAGCAAGCGGACGCTGACCACGCTGCCAGAAGGGTGGGACATCTCGCAACTCAAAGCCGAGCAGCCGACCAGCACCTACAAGGATTTCAAGACCGAGATCCTCAACGAAATCTTCCGCTGCCTCCAGATTCCATTCAACGTCGGGGCGCTCAATTCGTCGTCCTACAACTACGCCTCGGGTCGCATGGATCACCAGGTCTATGCGATGACGCAGCGAGTGGAGCGTGACCAGATCGAGCGGACGATGCTCGATCGCCTGCTTTCGGCGTGGGTCAACGAAGCCTCGCTCGCTGGGATTCTGCCAGCGGGCCTGCCGCCGTTTTCCGAGTGGAATTGGGGCTGGGTGTGGGACGGAAAGGATCACGTCGACCCGGCCAAGGAAGCCAACGCCGCCGAGACAAGGTTGAGGACGCACACCACCACCCTCGCCGCTGAATAC